GATAAACATAAATATCTACACCTATTTTGTATCCTTCATAAACTTCAGGTATCCATTCCCATTTACAAGATATATCTCCTTGTTCTCTGTTAAGTGTATAACCTTCATCTACTAATGTTTCCTGTACTTCACCATTAGCATCAGTATAAGTAAGGAATCCAATCTTTCTCAATGCTTTCCAAGTAGCATGTACTACTCTTACAGTCCAACCTTCATCTTCTTTATTTACATTAAAAGTAAAGTTAGCATCTACAACATGGTTCATATTCTGAGTATAGTAAGAATAAATCTTATCTATTTCTGCAGCAGATAATTCATCACCAAAGTATTGTACTACTCTTGATGGTGACATTCTATATACACATACTGCCCATTCTCCATCTTCTATAAATTCCTGGTCAGGTGATTTATCATAATCAAAATAAAGAGGATTAATAACTGCCATGGCAGGTTCATTATTCAATACTCCTACCCAATATGCTTCCTTAGCACTAATACATAAATGCTTAAATCCCTGATTAAACTTAGTAGGTATATCTTCTTTCTGTATTAAATATTCTAACAATTGATGAGCTAAAGCTTCTGCAGGGTCTTGATGTTCTCTCAACATATATTTCTTAACCTCTTCAGGAGTTTGTGCTTGTAACTCTTGCTCTACTTTTTGTTGTATTTGCTGTTGTTGTTCAGGTGTTAACTCTTGACCCTGAGCTTCTTCCATTGCTTTCTTTTCTATCTCCATCCTGATAGGTTTCATTATTTCTGAAACCACATAATCTCTCATTCTACCAAATTCCTCTTGTTCTCTTCTTGTAGTAGCTTCTTCATTAACAGCAAATACTCTCCATGAAAATGGTCTTTTCATTTCCATACCAAGCAACATCTTTATCTTAGGAGATATAATATCTCTATTGACAAAGTTAGCAGGTAGTTCTCCTGCCTGTGCTCCAAATGGTTTAGTTACATATTCAAAATCACGAATATTAATAATATTATTAAACAAGTCATAATTCACTTTCATCCTTTTATACTCTGATACACCATTAGTATCAAAAGTATCTAATCCATAACCATTAAAACCAACTTGTGAAAATGACCTTTTATCTAAAAAGTCTAAGTTATTTTTATACCAATGTTTATTGTCAGCATTTTTTTGTGCTCTTGTTACCCTGTGTTTGGGCATAGCTACACTAAAATTACCATCAGAATTAGTTATCATAGTTTAATATATTTAATCTTTTTTAAACCAATTTTTATAAGATTCCAATAATGCAACAGCAGATTTATTTTTATTAGAACTTTCACTAAACACCTTTTCTCCTTCCTCTTCTAATTGAAACATAATCATCATAAATGCCATTATTCTGTCAAAGTTTCCTTTCTTATTAAATAATATCAATTCTTCTAACAATCCTGGGTCTGATATTAAATCCAAATTTAATACTTTATTTCCAAATTCATCTACATCTCTCTCTTTTAATAACCATTGTTTTATATATTTAGCTCCTGCATCTTTTAACTGGTCATTCATGTGAATACCATATATCCTTGCTACTTTAGAATTTTTTATAGTTTTAGATATAACAGCATCAGGTTGTGCAGCTAATAGATGTAACTTTCTATTCTTTTCAAAATATGACTTAACATCTCTAATCATATTCTCATGCATTATTTCTGCATTATATAACTCTGCTAACATTTCTACTATTCTATGAGTATCATCAGCAGTTTTCATTCTACCTACATAAGAAGCTACTATCATATCTCTAGTATAAGAAAAAGTAGTAACACCTTTATAAACATATACAGCACCTAATGATGTACCATAACTTTGGTCTTGCTGATAAGGGTCATAACCTATTTTATATAATCCCTTAGGTGCATTAGGTACAGGATATTCATATATAATAGGACTACCACTTAAACTTAATATCTTAGGTTTATAATGCCATACTGGTTCTAACTCATTTCTTAAATCAGGTGTAGCTTTAACCTTACCTTCTTCTTTACTTAAATATACAGGTTGTCCTTTCTTTTCATATAACTTTTCTCTTTCTACAATATTTAATCTATTTCTAAGTTCAGTAATAGGAAAATCATTAGTAGATACAGTTAAAAAAGCTTCACTAGGTTTTATAGGATATTCCTGTACTCTTCTTTGAATAACTCCTGTACCATTAGAAGAATTAGTTAATATCTTTTCTCTTTCAGCTAACTCATAATCTATTGCATCTTTTCTTAATGAATTACCTTGCTTATCATAAAATCCATCCATGTTCCAATATATAGGATGGAAAAATCCACACTTAGTATTTTCTGCATTGTCATCCCATACATTTACAAAAGGCATTAAATTATAAGTAGCAGGGTCATAAAACATTTCAGCAAAATCTACTGTACCTCCTTCCATATCTCCACCTGTACCAAATATAATAATCTGTCCAGTTATAAACTTACCTGCTTTTAATGTAGGTTCAGTAGCCATATAAGAATCCTTTAAATTAGGAAACTTACCTGCTTCTTCTAACAGTACATACTTAGCATCTTTACCCCTTGCAGCATCTGGATTATCTTTAAATGTTACAGCAATAACCTGTGACTGATAACCTTTCTCAATAGCTACACCATTTATAACTTCTTTAAATGATGCTTTTCTATGTTCTTGTTTATCAATGTAATCTCTATTCTTTCTCCATCCTGTATGCTCATTAAGAAAATTAAGATAATCTGTAACCATACCCATAGTTCCTTCAGGATAAAGATACTTCTTTTCAAAAGCACCAATAAGAGAAAGAGAGTTTCTAACAGTATTATACATGTTAGCAACTTTAGCTGCATTCTTAAATGAATATCCTTTTCTTCTTGATTTACCTACAATAACATGTCTACCACCATCAAGATAATCATCTTCTATCTTAACCTCTAAATGTAACCTATCCAATTCCTTCTTATCTATACCATTATAAGCTATTTCAGTTATCCATTGAAAGTTATAATCACCATCCCAAAAGTCAGGAAATCCTGCTAACTTCTTTGCCTTTCTACCTCCTGCTCCTTTCTCTACTCTCATTATAGGACAGAAGTTCATATAAAAATAATGGTCACCAGTTACTTTAGCTCCTCCTACTTCATAACCATTAATACATCTTTTCATTTGTTCTTCCCAATAATTCTGCCATGAAGGAGAACCCCAAGGGTCAGGACAATAATAACCATACTTTTCAAAGTGTTTAGCTTCTTCTCTAAACACTTCAGTATTAACCCAATGACCATCTTTATTTCTTACTGAACTTACTTTACTCATTTAGTACCTTATATATTATTGACCAGGTGCAGTAGTTACAAACTTTAACCTATAAATAGTATGTGCTATAAGCTGAAGAATTTCATCTAATTGATTTTGAATCCATCCTTCAGGGTATCCATCTCTTTCTTTAGTAACCTGTGTATAAAGATTCTCCATATAAGATAAAGGATTAGATATAGCACTAGCACTAAAAGAAAGTGTAAGTTGACCATGTATTCCCATTACTGTTTCAGCAAGAGTATCCAACTTCTCATCTAATCCAGTATAAAAAATAGAGAGAGCTTCATGAGGAGCTAATGCTCTACTTCTTTGTTCAATATGAGTAATATGAGCATCTTCTTTAGCTTTAAAAAGCATAGATATAAATCCACTACAATCCTTATACATAGTTCTACCCATGTCTTTAGAATTAGCATTGGTCTTATTACCTTTACCCATTAATCTAATTTCATCATCAAAAGCTTCTAATAATCTACTGTTCATAATGTTATTTTTATATTTACAAAATTAAAAATTACCTTTCAAATAAATTAATCTCTTTACCTGCTTTAGTCTTAGAACTTTCATAAACTTCTTGCTCTACTCTTTCCTGTAAATCTGTCATAGATTTAAGAACCTCATTAGCAGATTTAAGTGCAGGGATAACTTCACTAATTTTATATACAGGTAAACCTTTATCTGTTCTTTCATTAAAATCTATATTCTCAAAAAAGTTAATAGTCTGTTCTACACCACTTTTAACAGCATTATAATATCTCATTGATGGAGCTGCTTCTTCTAACCACTTAGCATAAATAGCAATAGCTTCTTTAACTAAATCATCAGGTTTCCATTTTTCTTTATTATCTCTCCATAATCCTTCAATAATCTTTCTACCTTTAATCTCATTAGAATACCCTGAATAAGGATTAGTTTTCTTAGGTGACACTAAATAATAAATATAAGCTAATTCATTAATAGCTATTGACTTATGTTTAGTTTCATCTCTATTCCATATTTCATTAAAAGGATATAATAAAAGTATATCCTTTACTGGTCTAACTATTGAACCATCAATTTCAAATATTTCTACTGACATAAAACTACATATTCTTTTTTAATACTTTTCCTTTATATATACTTCTTTATTAATTACTTAATGTAATCTATAAGTGACTTAGCCATTTCAATAAGCTTAGGTTGTGGAGATACATCAGACTTATACTGTATATAAGAGTTATGTGTATATATACCAGGTTCTCCTGACAATGCTTTCTTACTAACAGCAAAACAATCATCATAACTAAAGTCTACAGGTATCTGAAATCTAAGTGCATTAAGAAGTGTCCAATACTTAAGAGTTCTAATTTCAGCATCAGTATAAGCTTCATAATACTTTGTTCCTTTATAATTTAACTCTATTGCTTTAGATTGAGGAACTTCAGCATTTGCCCATGAATAAAGTTTACCATTTCTTTGAGTAAGTGAACCCCAGTTAGCTACTTCAACAGCAACTGCTCCCTGGTCTAACTCCATGTTATTTGTAACATAACCATTTACATATTTTAATGGTACATTATTAGAAGTAAAAACATCTAAAGTAGCACCAATAGAAGCTGCCCAATAGGATTCATCAAATCCTCTATATACTTTACCATTATCATCTATACCAACAGAAGTAGCAACATGATTAATCTTATCATTTCTCCACCATTCAAACATACCTCTAACATTATCCCAACCTGCAGAATGATGCCATATAATCTGTTTCTTAGGATGTGCTTGTTTAACATAATAATTTTCAAAAGGTATTTCTTCTACATTAAGAATCATTTTATACAACCTATTATAAGACTGCATTCCAAAAATACCATCTACATCTAACCTATTAGTAGTTTGAAATTCTTTTATAGTTCTATAACCTATTTCTCTAAGAACATTCATTAATATATTCTTATGAAACCCTGTAGTTATTTCAGTAATGTTAGCTTTCATCATTGTATGTAGTATATAGTATGTGTTATTTATTAGTAATAGAACCTTTCAATATAAGAATATCTTCAGAGTTAGAATTTTTAAACTTAACAGTAGCAGTCTTAGAAACATCTACTCTTTCAGTATCAGTATTTTTAAGATGATTAGGAAAATCACCAACAGTATATTCAAGTATAACCTTATTACTACCTTTAGTGTATTCTACAAGAGTACAACCACAAGCTGCTTTTATTTGTGAAATTTCTTTATCACCTAAATAATTAAACTCAGCCTTAATTACTTGTTTAGGTTTAGCATCACCAAAGTTATAAATCTTTTTATCCCACATAATTGTAAGTATTATTTTTTTAAGTAATTATAAATTTTAAACCAATCCCATTGTGAAGCACTTAACATCTTAGGATAACATGGTTTATGACAAGGCTTGTTAGCAAAAGTAAGTGCAGGAATATCACAACCACATATCTTACATTGTCCATTAGAATAACATTCTCTATCCATTCTTTTTAACCTCCATTCAAACTGCTCTCTAATATGTTTCCTTATTAAAAACTTTAACCACTTATACTTAGAATAATATAACCTTTCTCTTGTATGTCCTTGTACATAATACCATACATCACTTAGGGGTATCTCTCTCCTTACTATTTTCTTCAAATAATACCTTATTCTTTTCAACATACTCATTTAATATTTTAATTCTATTATAATTAAAATCAGTTGCTTTATTTTTATCAATTAACTTATGTAACCTTTTTAATTCATATTTAACAGGAGTAGAAAATACCTGAAAACTTCCAAATCCTTTTATTCTAATATCAGGTATTTCTTCACTATTCATTCTACTCCTAAAATATTTAAATGCTATGAATATTATTTCAGAAAACTGTTCTTCAGTAATATCATAATTATCTTTTACCTTATCATAGTACCTTTTAACCAATAGATTCCTTGACATGGTTTTCATTTATAAGTTGAAAAAAATATTCCTGTTTATCATCATTAGGAATAAGAATAGACAATATCTCATTAGTAGAAGAAATAAATCCTTTTTCTTTTAACGACTTCAGATAATTCCCAAGTCCACCATCAGATAAATTTAATTCCTTCATTACCAATTTCCTGGCAGTAGTACCAAATCTATCTTTACCAATGTCACCTTTTAAGGACATAAATAAAGCAAGTATTTCTATTTCTTTTGGAGTAAGTTTGGTGGGTATAATAGCATTAACAATAGACAAATGAATATTATAATACCTCTTACTATCTAATACTAATTTCTTACTTAGTGCTTTCATCTTTCTATCTTTTAATTAAAAAACAAAAGTAAGAAAAATTATTTAAGATTAAAATTAAATTTTTTTAAAAAAAATGAATGTGTGATTTTTAATTTTAAAAAAATAGGTATAAAATGAAGAATGAATGTGTGATTCCATCTGTTTAAAGGCCACCCCCCAAACAGATTCCTAAACCACTCCCCCCTACAAAACCTACACTTACAAAAACTTGGCTCTAACTATCTTTAGCTGTATTTTTTTGTTCTTCTCTTTTAACTTC